ACCGCCGAACCGAGCAGACTGTCGGCCTTGATCAGCAAGACCTTTTGCGTACTGACTGTCGCCGTCGGAAACGGCAGCGGCCGGTCCGGGTAGAACTTCAGGGTGAAGGTCACCATCCCGCCGTCCTGGCGGGTGTGGGTCATGTCGCACTCGCCGACCTTGACCTGCAGACGGCCCAGCCATGGATGCACCAGCTCGCCGCTGCCCTGTTCCAACGCCTGGAGCAGCTTGTCACGCTGCTCCAGGCAATTGGCACCGATGACAAACGCCGTCAGGTCGTGGGTCTTGGCCTGCTGGCCCAGATCCTCGAAAAACGGCAGGTCCCGTTGCGGATACTCATGCAACTGTCCCTTGCGACCGACCGGGGTTTTCGCCTGGTCGATCCAGAAGCCGACACCCCGGAAGGATGCCGGCAACAAACGGTCACGCCAGTTCATTGGAACCTCCTGCCGACAGCGAGCGATAGCCGATGCGCGAACTGAGCGCCAGCCCCGGTTGATTGGTTTGCGGTTGATCGGTGCGCAGCCCCGCCGGCGCGTTTTCGAAGCGCACCGTCAGGCCGCCTTCGAGTTGCGTGCGATTGTTGGCGGCGCTTTGCTGGATCAGGGCGCTGGAGGATTGCGGCAAGGAACTACCCTGCAACGCACTGCCGCCCTCGGTTTTCGGACTGGCGCCGAAGAAGGCCGGTGCCAGTTCGCCCTTGCCTTCGGCATTGGTCTGGCGCTGTGCCTGGGTCAGGGTTTCGACCTTGCCGGTGACCCTGGCGATCAGCCCGGCGAAGCCGCCATCGAACAGTTCCTTGATCGGTGCGATGACGGTTTGCAGCTTTTGCCACAGTTCGCCGAACCATTCGGTGATCGGGCCCCAGTTCTTGATGATCTGCCCCAACGGTGTCCATTCGAACATGTTGTGCAGGAACTCCAGCACCGGCGCGGCCAGGGCTTGCACCACGCCCCACAGCGCCGAAAACACTTCGCTGATCGGCTGCCAGTACTGCGCGATCTGCTCCAGCGGCGACCATTCGAACAGGCTCTGGAAGAAGCTTTTGATCTGTTGTGCCGACGCTTGCAACGCGGCCCACACCGGTTCGAAAAAGGTCACGACGCTGCCCCAGTTGTTGACGAGCATCCCCAACGGGGAATAGTCGAACAGCGTGCCGAAGAAGTCCTTGATGGCTTGCGCCGCCGGTTGCAACGCGGCCCAGATCGAGGCGAAGAAACCGGTGATCGCGCCCCAGTTGTTGATGATCATCCCCAGCGGCGTCCAGTCGAACAGCCCCTTGAGGAACGCCATCACCGGCACACTCAAGGCCTTGAGCAGCTCCCAGATCGCTGAAAACAGACCGGTCAACGGCCCCCAGTTTTCCAGGATCAGACCCGCAGGCGACCACGAGAAAATCGTTTTGAAGAAGTCGCTCAGCGGAGCGGTGACCGCTTTGACCTTGTCCCGGATTCCGGAGAAAAAACCGGTCACCGGTTCCCACAACGCCGCCATTGTTGCCAGCGGCCTCCAGTCGAGTACCGAGCGCAACGTCGCCATTGCACTGGCTCCGGCGTTTTTCACGCCCTCCCACATTCCGGTGAAGAACGCGGATATCGGTGTCCAGTTGGCCACGATCAACCCGGCCGCCACGGCAATGCCCATGGCGATCAGCATGATCGGGTTGGTCTTGAGCACCATGCTCATGACGTCCATCACCTGGGTCATTCCGGTGACGGCGGTTTGCATGGCGGAAAACGCAATCGCTCCCGCCGCCAGGCCTTCGACCAGTTTCGGGTTGTCGGCCAGCAGGCTGCCGACCTGGGTCAGCACCGGCTCCAGCCCGACCACCAACGCGCCCACCGCCGGCACCAGTGCGGCGTCCACCGCAGCGGAGACCTTTTCCATGGACGCACTGAACACGTTCATGTTTTGTGCCGCAGCCTTTGGCGTGGCAGGCAGGTCGACGGTTTTCGCCGTCTCGCCGACCTCGCTCAGCTTGCCCTGAAAGGCGGCGGCGGATTTGATGCCGTCCACGAATGGCGTGATCACGCTGCCGCCCTTGAACAGACCGCTGATGTCCAGTTTGCCGAGGCCGGTCTGCTCGAGGTTTTTCCTGAAGTCGTCGACCTTCACTCGCAGGGCGCCGAGTTTGGGTGACAGTTCGTCGATGCCGGTCAGCAGCACCGACGCTTTAGCTTTGGTTTCTTCTGCCATCACTGCACCTGCTGCATCGCATTGATCCGTTGCGCGTGCTCCAGCGATTCGCGAAGCACATCCAGTGGCCTGGCCATCATCTGTTCGGGGTCAACCTTCCAGAACCAGGCCAGGTCATAGGCGACCGCGATCAGGTCGGTGATGGCTCCGACGCCGCACTCATGAAAAAACTCGCAACGGCCCAGCTCAGCGCGTTGAGGTCAGCCAGGTCCAGCTGGTTGACCGACGACGGCGGAATGCCGGCGCACACGGCGATGTATTTGGCCGCCACGTCCATGTCGAGGCTGACTTCTTCGCTCTTGTCGATCTTGTACGGCAGCGCCTTGATCGCTCGTACCTCCTGCACCGTCGGACGGCGCAGGACGAGTTCGGTCAGGGGCTCGCCGTGAGCTTCGATCGCAACTTGAAGCTTCACGGCGCCGCTCATTGCCAGGTCCCCTTGATGCCTTCGAATTTCAGCTCGATGGTGGCGTCATCGCCCTTGGAGACTGGCTCTTCGACCAGGTAGGCACCGGCCAGTACATAGACTTTGCCGTTGCTGAATTCGCAAGTGACAGTGATGTCGGTGCCTTCGATCAGCTTCTTCAGCGGGAAGTCGGCGGTGTGCAGCGCAGTCACCTTGAACGACGGCGCGATGTCGGTCTCCTTGTAGAAACCCGGCACGACGGTTTCGCGTTTGACGGCCATCAGCGGGGCTTCGCAGCCGCCGTTGATAGTCAGTTGTGCACCGTCGACCTTGACGTAGCAGGTGCCTGCAATCAGTTGACCCATGGTGTTACTCCCTTCAAATAAAAAGCCCACGCAAGGTGGGCTGGATTCACAGATTCAAACGGGCCGATCAGGCGACGTCGTCGTACTGCAGACGGAACTGGTTGAGCAGTGCGAACACGCGCAGACCGTTGATGTAATCAGGCGGGAACAGCACGTTCACGCGGCTCGGGTCCTGCACGTCGCGCTCGACGATCAGGTGCTCGGCGAACAGCTCGGCGTTTTCCACGTGGCCTTCCAGTTCGAGCTTGGCGTATTGAGCGATCAGCTCACCACGAATGGTCGCCGGGGTGACGATCGGCTGACCGGCGCCGAAGCGCGTGCCGTCGGAAGCCAGTTTGTGGCGACCGTACTTGCTGGTGATCACGCTTTGCAGACGACGCACGATGTACGCCGACTGGTGCATGGTTTCGCTGTCCAGGTACGAGTTGTCGGCCTGGCCGTAGGCGTTCTTCTGGTAGGTGGTGATCGAGCGCTGGATGCGCACGTAGCCGCCTTCGTAATACGCGGTGGCGATGCCGTAGTTGAGCAGCGACTGACGCTCGGTCAGGGTGAAGCGCTCGCTCGCCGGTGCCGGATCGACGCCCGGCAGGCTGCCGCTCTGGGTCGGACGGCTGGCGTCGGCGGAGATGAACACCGCAGTGCGTGCAGCCAGTGCCGCAGCTTGTACCCACACCGGTTGCGGAACGCCCGGCTCCAGCGCCTGAATGGTCATGTGCTGGTCGTTGCGCCCCTGACCGGCGGCCACCAGAGTGCCGACGGTACCGCGCTTGGCACTGTAGACGTGACCGAACAGTTGCTTGGCCCAGGACCAGCGACCGGTGCTGTCGTCCATCACCGCCTGCCAGGTGTTAAGGGTGGCCAGGTCGGACCATGGCAGCGCGATGAATTCGAACGGCTCATCGCCCAGTGCCGCAACGGCAGCCACTTGATCCGGTACACCCACGCCGCCGGTCATGGCAGTGATGGCGGCAGTCAGGCCTGCCGGAGTTTCTTCGCCGTTGCTCTTGCCCAGGCGGTTGAATTGCAGGCTGATGTCGTTGCCGCTTTCGCCGGTCCATTTGGCATTCAGGGTGACAACACCTTCAGCGGCAGCTGCGCTCACCGGCAGATCGGCGGTGGCATTGATTTTCTGTGCCAGGGCGGTGGCCGCCTGGGCTGCAGTGGCACCGTTGACCACGTTGGCCTGCACACGCACGCCGCCGACATACAGGTTGAGCACACCGGCCTGAGTCGCGGTGCCGGTCAGGGTCAGCACGCCCTTGGCGATGGCGCCGGTGGCGTTGTGCAGCGGCAGGCACCAGATCTCACCGATCGGGTCGGCCTTGCGGAAAGTCTCGTACATCGACGCCAGCATCGAACCCTGGCCACCAATGCTCTTGGCCAGTGCCACGCTGGAAACCAGCACCAGTTTGCCGGTTTCGCTCGGGGCGATGTTGTCGTTGACCTGCGCCACGATCAGACGGCGCATGGACGAGGACGCGCTATTGGCGGCCGAGTTGTCCATTTCGGCATAGAACAGCGGTACACGAATGTCCGCGGGGATGTTGCTGAATCCGATCGCCATTATTTGGCTCCCTTTTGTTTGGCTGTTGCGGTTTTGAGGGTGATATCGCCGTCGGCCAGACGCCGGCGCCACCAGGCGCTGTCCGGCACTTCACGGCCCTCCAGGGGCAGCAGGTCGCCGGCTTCCGGGTCCGGCACGGCACGGCCGGCGGCCGGCACTACGGTGATGCGGTTGCTCATGGGGTTACGTCTCCAGAGAAAGTCATTTCCACGCGCCCGTCAGGGCCCGGGTGTTTCAGGTTGGGGTCGGCCGGATCGATCGCATCGACCCGCACGGTGACCCCGGTAAAGGACGACAAACCGTCCAGTTCGCGTTCGTGCCAACTCTCCGCAGGCTGACTTGGCAGATTGCGGCCCAGCTGGAACTCGGCAAAAAAGCGCAGCCGGTAGAAAGCTCGGCTGCTGTTGATCGAGAGCGTTTCGCCGCCGTCATAAACGATGGCGCTGTAGTCGGAACCGGGCTTGAAGCCCACCAGTGCACGCCACAGTTCGGCGCGCAGGTCGTGCAACAGATCCAGCGCTTTTGTGGCATCCGTGGTGTCGAGCACCAGGATGATTTCTAAGCGGTCACGGATCGGCTGGCTGGCGGAGTTCTGTGCGGTGCTGGCGCCGGCCAGGTCGGCCAGCGGTAAAACATGGGCCGACGGTGTCGGCAGATTCGGGTTGCCTTGCAGCAGCGCCAGGTCGACGCCTGTCGCGATATGGCCGGCAAGGCCTGGGCATTGCGCACGCAACTGCGTGAGGATCGGGGAGATCTTCATGGGAGCGTTCCAGAGTGATTTTTTGGCTGGGAATGCCTGAACGATCAGGCTTTTGGATCGAGGCTCGTGGCTTCGATGACGCAGCGATAGCTTTCATCGCGCTTGCCGCTGGCAGTCACTTTTTCGATCGACCAGCGACCGCGCAGGAAGTCCGGCCAGGTCTCGTCGAGCAACAGCAGGCCTTCGGCAGACAACAGCGGATTGCCCGGGCAGGTGATCTTCACCTTGTACTTTTCCCGCAGCATCTTGCGCACTTCGCCCTCACCGACAGCCCTGGCCTCCTCCTCGCTCTGGCAAGTCTGACGCACGGTCTTGTAGGGCGCCTCGCCGGTCAGCACCTCGCGCATCACACCTTTGGCGTTATCCCAGAAACTGGTCTTGCAACCCTTTGCCTGTGCGCGGGCGGTCTCTTCAAGGATAGCGCCGATGAACG